ATTCTGTGGTTTGTCACTAAAGGATAGTTACAATTTACCTGTATCTATGTTTGAGTCGGTTCTTAAACAAGTAAGTGCTTGCTTTGAGGAAAAGACTGACTTGGTGCAGAGATTTAAGATGACTGGTGGAGATGGTGTGACAGCAGAGTTTGGTTTTATACCGAACTTAGACAAGATGTCTTTTGGTGAGTACATTGACTTAGAGTCTTATATTACTGATTGGGATAATATGCACAAGGCTATGGCTGTTATGTATAGACCTATAGTTGCTGGTAAGAAACATCTATATGAGATAGAGCCATATGAAGGAACAGAGCGATGGTCTGATGTAATGAAGGATGCTCCTGTGAATGTTGCTTTAGGAGCCATTGTTTTTTTTTATCGTTTAGGGAGCAAATTGTCAAGATATACGATGAACTCTTTACTGGAGGAGGAAGAGAAGAAGGGGAATATAGCCTTGAAGCAGGCTTTGGAAGAAAATGGGGTTGGTATCAGTCAATATATGGACTTGCTGGAGGCGATGTCCACAAACTTGAGTCAGTCACCAAGATTCCATTACACACCTGCTTAATGTGGTTAAGCTTTGAGAAAGAGAAGAACGAGATAGAGGCTAAGATGATAAAACAATCATATAATAAAAATATATAATGACACAAGTATACGATATAGTAAATAAGTTAAAGGATCGTCTTAGGACGAATCCTAATGTGTTTACTGTTACTTATGGGGATATTAGTGAAGTAGACCTCAACAAGACAACAATATTTCCTTTAAGTCACTTAAATATTACAGATGTGACTTTTGATGGCCCAGTAATGAACTTCACACTTCAATTACTTGCTTTAGATATTGTAGATTACAATAAGGATGCTCCTACTAAGGATGTGATTAATGGCAATGATAATCTGCAAGATGTTTATAATAGTCAGTTGCAAGTTGTTAATGATGTAATTGAGCAGCTTAGAAGGGGTGATTTGTTCTCTGAGAGGCTTCAGTTGCTTGAGGCACCTTCAGCCACTCCATTTAAAGACAGATTTGAGAATGAATTAGCAGGATGGGGAGTAAACATTATTATTAGTATGCCTAATGAAATAAGTATCTGCTAATGGACTTAAGTAACCTACAGTCTGAATTAGTTAAATACGGCAATTTACTTGTAGAAAAGTATAAGGCTCAGTTAAAGATTGATGGTACTTATGCTACTGGAGATACTGCGAATAGTATAGCTTACATTGCGACAAAAGATAAGTTAGAAATAATTGCAAGCAATGTTTTAGAGAAGATTGATAAAGGTACCGAGCCAGGAGAAAGACCAAAAGTTAGTGATATTCTTAAATGGGCTGAGGCTAAAAGAATAAAACCTAAAGATGGAAAAGGGAGATTTATAAGTGTAAATAATAAATCTATGTTTTGGATGGCTAAAAATATAGCCGACTCAATAGAAGATGTAGGTACTATAAAAAGATTTAATGGAGCAGGATCTGGTATAATAGATTTTGTTTATGGTAATCAAAAAGAAGAAATGCTTAATAACATATTTGCTGCTTACGGCAGAGATGTTCAAGAAGAATTAAATAGAATAGCAAAAACACAATAACAATGTCTGTTAAAATAAACGCAAGGAGTCCTTATTATATAAAAGTAGCTTATGCAGGTTTAGCTACAGCAAGCTTAGACTTGTTTATATGGACTGGATTAACATCTGATAAGCCAGCTACTGTAACTTACACATTCACTAAGGCTTCTGTGTTAGACAATGAGTATGTTGTCTTTGAAGTTTCTGAATATATAAAAGACTTCTTAAACACAGAATACAATAATTACTCTACTGAGATTGTTTGGGTTTCTTGGGATTGGACTTCTTACAATGAATCTGCTCAACAAATTGATAGTGGTTCAAGTAATAATTATTTAGCTTGTAGAGGATATGGATATTTTGAGGAAGGGATAAATCCTCAGTTAAGCTATCAAGTTTTACAATCTAATAATATTATTTATTACAATATTAATCAGCCAATAGTGATTCCTGTTTGGGCAGAGGATATTCCTACGGTAAGTGTATCAGGTGGTTTATCCCCTACTTGGGAGGTTGTAACTTCTTTTTGGGAAGCTTATGATGATTTCTGGAATGGCTCTAACATACCTACTATAGAAATAACAGACAATGGAAACTCTAATCAGAAAATACAATATATTGTTATAGACTCTCAAACTATAGCTTCAAATGCTATAACAATTATTACAAGTGGAATAAACCCATCAGAAACGATAATAAGACTCGTTGAGGTTTGCGAGCCTAAGTACACTCCATTAAACGTAATATTCTTTAATAAGTTTGGTGCTTTGCAAAACATTTGGATGTTCAAGAAGTCTCAAACAAGTATAAATATAAACTCAGAATCTTACAAGAGAAATATATTAAACACAGATACTCTCTCTTATTCTACTACTTCGCATCAAATGAAAACATTTAATGCAAACGGAAACGAGTCTATTTCTATGAATACTGGTTATGTTTCTGAGGACTACAATGATGTTGTTAGACAGTTATTATTATCTGAGGAGGTATGGGTTGATAACGGAAGCCAAGTGCTTCCTATCAAACCCAATACGAGTTCACTTACATTTAAAAACTCTGTAAACGATAAGTTAATTAACTATACTGTTGAGTTTGATTACGCATACGATAAGATAAACAATATCCGATAGATGAAGCAAGACATCCAAATATATGTAGAAGGGAAGAGAATTGACTTGTTTGGCGATGAATCTATTGAGGTTACTTCGTCTATTCAAGATGTCAGAGATATATCTAAAATATTCTCTGACTACTCTAAATCTTTTAGCATACCTGCATCTCAGACAAATAATAAGATATTTACTCATTATTATGATTCAGACTTAATAAATGGATATGATGCAAGATTAAGAATTAATGCAGAGATATATGTAAACCAAGTTCTGTTTAGAAAGGGAACTGTTAGACTAAGTAAGGCTACGCTTAAAAACAATCAACCTTATTCATACGAATTAGTTTTCTTTGGGTCTACCGCTACATTATCAAGGATATTAGGTGATGATAAGATAAAAGACTTAGATTGGACTAACTATAGTCACGAATGGACATCAAGCAATGTTCTACAAGGTATACAGACAGGTATAGCTGTAGGTGCAGATAATAGAGCTATTGTATACCCTCTTATAAGTCCAAAGAATAGAATAATATTTGATTCTGATGCTGGATATACACCTATAGAAAATTATAGCAATATAGGTTCTGCATTGGCTGAAGGAGGATTATTTCAGCAAGATGTTAAGCCAGCCGTTAGATTACTTAGAATAATTGAGCTTATAGAGAGTAAATACTCTCTTCCTAATGCTAACATACAGTTCTCAAGAGACTTCTTTGGCACGGATTTATTTAATGACCTTTATTTGTGGATGCACAGAGGAGACGGTCAAATAGAATATTCTGAGGAAGGTAACTCAAGAATTATAAGTAATTTTGCATTAGTTACTCAAGATATAAGTTGTGGTGATTACTACGCTACTTTTTATGAGGATTACTTTGAAGCTACTGCCGTAAATACTACTGTTTATAGTGGGTTAGATGAAAAATCATATGGAGCAACATTAACAATAACACCAGACGATTTAACAGCCACTTATACATACAAAATAAAAGATTTGGTTACAGACCAAATCATATTCAGCGAAGAAACATCTGGAGAAGTTGAAAAACAAATAACTTTAGATACTGATCAGATAGAGCAAGACTTTAGGATACAAGTTGAGATAAGTACAGAGCCTGGAAGTCCTATAACCACTTATTCTGCTGAATGGTTTATTCTTACCTTTTATATTACAGATGGAGCGTTGACTTGTCAAAACACGCAAACATATAGTGTTACTGGGCAGCCGATGATTCAAGAGGTTGTTATGAGCAATCAAACTCCTGACTTAAAAATAATAGACCTTCTTACTGGTCTTTTTAAGATGTTTAATCTTACTGCTTACGAAGAAGATGGTATAATAGTTGTAAATACATTAGACAATTTCTACGATACCCATAACTCTTATCAAATAGATAAGTATATTGATGTTGACACTATTGATGTAGAAAGAGTTCCTCTATATTCAAATATCAGCTTTAGATATGTTAATCCAGCAACTAAGTTAGCTAAGAAGTTTGAGGAATTAAATGACGAAAAATTCGGTAATGAGGAGTTTAATGTTATAATAAACGACAATTATATAGACGGTACTGAATACAGTATACAGCTTCCATTTGAGAAAGTTTTATATGAGAAGTTAGTAGATGCTAATAACGGTAACCAAACAGATATACAGTATGGATTTTTTGTTAGCGAAAACGATGAACCAATAAAAGGAAATCCATTAATATTCTTTAATATAAATACATCTGTCAATGCAGGTGTAAATGCTTTTTATAGGTCTGCTGATGGTGTCACACAAAGCAACATAACCACTTACAACAGACCAAGTAATGTATCTGCTGATGGATTACAGACACTTAACTTTGATACAGAAAATGATGAGTTTGCTTTAGTTTATAATGACAACTCACTATTTAAAAACTTCTATAATACATACATAGAGGAGATATTCAATAAGACAAACAGAATAACTAAAATAAACGGATACTTACCAGTAGATATACTTACTAAATATCGTTTAAATGATAGATTTATATTCAACAGAAAAGAATATAAAATTAATACTATCACTACTAACTTAAACACAGGTAAGACTGATTTTGAGTTATATAATTCAATACCTAAACCAGTTGAGTTTGTCCCTCCTTGTCCAGCACCAGTACTAAGCATAGTTGGATATGTTTCTGGATTAAACATAGATGTAGCTATAGACTCTGATGAATCTTGCTTAGATTCTGTTGTTGAATGGTCTCAGTCATCTGACTTCTCTTCTGGTGTCTTCACAAGTGCTGACACTTGTTCAGCCACAAGAGACATTACTTTAAATGCTTATGGAACTTGGTATTTCAGAGCTTATATAAACTGCTTTGGTTCTCAGTCAGAATACTCTGAAACAATTAGTCAATTAGTTGCTACAGGAGACTCGTTTACTTCTGAAGGATATACTTACGATGCGGTATCGCAAAATGCTTGTGAAGGAACACCATTAACGCTTTATAAAAACGGAACAGATGGACTATACTACGATAGCGACTCTGGGTCTGGTAACCTAATTACAGGCTCTTATTATGCTCGTTTAAATTCAATATATACGTTCTCTTCTGGTATCAGAACATTCTTTGGATATTGTGAAGAATATACTGCTGAAGTATACAACTACAATATATCTCAATCTTTTGTTTGTGATACTCAAGACACAGTAACTGTATACTTAAACACAACAGATGGATTATATTACAATCAACCAGATCCTGCTGCAAGTTTAGTAGATAATAGTTTCTATTCTGATGGAACAAGAATCTACAGCTTCTCTAACGGAGTTAGGTCTTTAGTTGGATTCTGTAATCTATTTACTGAGGAGGTTTATAGCTATGATGCAAGCGACCTTAATGTTTGTGATTCAACAAACAATGTAACTCTTTATATAGACTCACAAGACGGATTGTACTACGATTCTAACTCTGGTACTGGAAACCTAATAAATGGTTCTTACTACTCAGACGGAAGCTTCATATATAGCTTCTCGTCTGGTGTTAGGTCTACAGTAGGTGAGTGTGACAGTTATACATTAGAAGTTTATAAATATGACCCAATATTAGCTAATGTTTGTGATACCGCTGTAACTGAAAACTTATACTTAAGGTCATCTGATGGATTCTATTATGATTCTGATAATGGATTTGGTAGTTTAGTTAACGGAAGTTACTACAGTATAAAC